AAGGTAACGTCCGAGGATATCAATGAGTTTATTTAAGTTAAACGCAAAAACACCAGCTCGCTCCGCTCGCATTAGTAACACCTAGGAGAGTCCAATCCCTAAATCGCAAGCGATTTACGCCAGCACTGCTGGCGTCGGGACTCTGTCGCTAATATTAATATAGCTCCGCCACTGGGAGAGCCTCGATTGCATCAGGCTACCACTCCCCGTTGGACTCTCCTAGGTGTTACTACTTATATACTGCAATTAACGACGTGAGTAACGCCCCCCTCGCCCCCCCCAGGGGGGGCTCTGATGCGGCTCGCTATGCTCGCCGCCTTGCGGCGATACGCTTGAGTAGTTGATATGTGCTTGCGAGTCTTGAAGTGGTTGGGTGAATTGTAAGGGGTGGTGTTGGTGAATTTTGTTTTGAGAACAGGAGGGTTAATATGTTAGTGTGTCCATTTTGTAAGTGTGAGTGGGATGGTATTAGGTGTGCTTGTGGTGCTTATGTATTCCCGGAACATAATTTAGAATCGGGTGGTGAGGATAATGAATGACAAAGAATTGGATGAGTTTAGGAAGGATGTTAGTTTTCTTGATTTGCAGCAGATGAGGGATGAGTTAGTTAAGGTTCGGTGTGAGGCGTTGAAGAACTTGTTTACTTGTGATGCTTTGCTTAAGGATATTAGGGCAAGAAAAGATGTTTTGTTCTTGTCAGGTAAACTTGATGATATTGAGGAGTCTTGTTACAAGAAAGAATTTGGTGGGGTTAAGGTTGTTGATGAGAAAGGAGTCGACAATGATTTCTAAAACCACCCCCTCATAAAATGGTTGTTGTTGACTCCCTCAAATCCGCTTATAGTCAAGTTATTTCAGAGGACACAAGTTTTATTCCTGACTCTTGGCAGAGAAAGGTTTTGGAGCATAAGGGTAATTGTGCTTTGAGGACTGGGAGGCAGGTGGGTAAGAGTGAAACGATTGCTAGAAAAGCGACTGATTTAGCGATTGAGTATGGTGGTATTACTATTTTGATGATTGCTGCTGCTCAGAGACAGAGCAGCGAGTTATTTCAGAAGACGATGCGTAGATTGATGCGTTTGCACGATAGATTGATTGAGAACGCTGGTGGTATTAAACCAAACCCTAGACTTAGCAGCAGACAGAACGAGGATGCTAGACGTTTGTTTGAGGATAAGAATGGTTTGTTTGAGTCAGTACCAACAAAGACTGAGGTGAGGTTGAAAAATGGTACTAGAATTATTAGTTTACCGACGGGAAAAACAGGCAGTTATATTCGATGTTATACTATTGACATTCTTATTGGAGATGAAGCAGCCTACATTCCCGAACCTGTCTGGTTGGCAGTCCGACCGATGCTTGCTACCAGTAAGCAGATGCGAGGGCTTGGCTGGGAGATACTTTTATCAACACCTTTCGGGAAAGGAGGGCACTATTACAATGCTTGTTTCGACGACGATTTCTTACAAATCCACGTCACGAGCGAGGCGTGTCCTAGAATTTCTAAAGAGTTTTTGGCGAAAGAAAAGAAAAGACTGACAAAGTTAGAGTATGCCCAAGAATTCCTCGGGGAGTTTGTTGATGACTTTAATCAGTTTTTCCCAACAGAATTATTAAAGAAGAGGATGAGTTTTATTAATTGGGATTACAAGACTCACTATTCTAAATCTAAAAACTATTATTTAGGTGTTGACATTGCGAGATATGGTGCAGATGAAAACGGTTTTGTGGTTATTGAGATGGATGAAAAAGGAGTATTGAAAGTTGTGGTTGCAAGAACCACGGAACGTAAGAGCATCACTGACACGGTTGGAAACATATTGATTTTAGATAAGTTGTTCAATTTCAGACGTATCTTTATCGACAGCGCAGGTGTTGGTGGTGGTGCATTTGATTTGTTGACTGAAAAGTTAGGACACCGAAGAGTTGTGGGTTTAGAAAATGCTAGAAAGACTATTGAGGAAGAGAGAAAGAAAGGGATTTTAAAGGAGGATTTGTATAGTAATGCGTTGGTTTTGATGGAGGCTGAGAACCCTGTGAAGATTAATATTATTAGCGACTTAACTTTGATGCGCAGCCTTAAGAGTATGACTTATGAGTACACCAGCGATAAGAACCTTAGGATTTACGGCAAATTCTCGCATTTGAGTGAGGCTTTTGTGCGCGCTTGTTGGTGCGTGAGGGAGAAAGGTTTGAGTTTGTACATTTACTAAAAATTGTCGTCGCATCCTTTGCGAACTGCGCAATGGATCAGGTTTTTGTGGTTTGCCTCAAAAACCTGTCGCTCCTCCCATTTTTTTATCAATAAATTTAAATAGTTCCTTACCTACAATAAGAACTATGGGACACGACGGAATTTATGTACCGACTTTGTTAGAATTTCAGTATAAATGTGGTGCTAAAGTTTCTGCTACTTCAAAAACTGAGCCTTATGCTAATTCTTTCATCGCTCAGGCTGAGAGTTTGATTAATGTTTCGTGCAGGAAAGTTTTTGCTGCTAACACGGCTGCGTTTACTGCGTTGCCTGCGACTACTAAACAATTGCTGACGGAAACTGCATCAGATATTGCCGCAATTTATGCTATTCTTTATGACCTTAGTGGGTTTACTTCAAGAGTTGAAGCGGAAGATATGATTAACGTCTTGCGTGATGCGGCACTGAGAGGTTTGAGTTTGTTGAGAGATAAGAAGACGCAGGGCTTCTTGATGACTGGGACTTACTGATGGAACACGATTATAAAAATTTTCCTGAGTTGACTAATTCCCAATTAGAGACGGAGGGTTTGACTAGCCCTCATAAACAGATTATGGAAGACTTCGATGCAGTTTGCATCAAAGTTCACGATGGTGACACGATAACTTTGCGGACAGATTTTAGAGACTTCGATTTTCCTTTGAGGTTTGCTAATATTGATGCTAAAGAATTAAATGCTGGTGGAGATTATGCGAGAGAGTGGTTAAAGGAAGCGATTGAGGGCGAGCCTGTCGAAATCAAAATCAATCCTCACAACAGAGTTGAGAAGTACGGAAGACTTTTGGGTGAGGTTGTTTCAAGAGGTATTAATATGGGTGATGCTGAGATGCGTATCGGTGTCGCTGTTGCTTATGGTAAAAAATTGGAAAATGAAATTCCTGATGCAAACAAAATATTTGGGTTGTCACAATGGTTTTAGATTTTGGGATACTAAACTCTGGTTTGTTTCCAGAGAGTGACGCTGCTGGTGATGGTATGGGTGCAGTTGTCCAAGACAAGATTATTTGGAATGATGTTGGTATTGGAATAATTCCCATCGGTGGAATTGTTGCGTGGCTCAAAACGCTTGCTGGATGCCCTCCTTTGTTGCCAAATTATGTTGAATGTAATGGACAAGTTTTGGCGGATGGTGGTAGCCTGTTTAATGGCGCAACAATTCCGAATTTAAACGCCAGTGGTGGCGGTACTAAAAGATTTTTAAGAGGTAGTACAACAAGTGGAACAATTGGTGGAACAGAAACTCATAAACATTCAACTGCTATTGGTGGGGGGACTATTGGAACGTATGGTGGTGGAGTGGTTGCAGGTACGTACGACTCCGATTCTATTGGAACATTACCAAGTTATTATGAAATTGTTTGGGTTATGAGGATTAAATAAAATGGTTGAAACAAGTATCGGGAGCGCACTCGCTTCGAGTGTTACTGGATATGTTGATTATAGTGTGGATGCTGCAAGCACTGATGGGGCTGGTGACCAGAAAGAGTTTACTTGGCAGATGCGGGACTGGTCAACTAATTTAGGTTATTATAAAGAAATTCCTGAGTTACAGACAGCTGTGGATGCTAAAGCAAACTGGACTATTGGTGCTGGTTGTGAGTCTGATGAGTTGACTTCTATGTTATTGATTACTTTAAAAGGTAATGGTAAGGACTCGTTCAATTCTATTGTGGGGAATATGATAAGAACTTACACAATAGGGGGCGATGCTTTTGCTGAAATAATAAGGGACGAAAAAGGTCTTGTTGTCAACCTGAAACCTTTAGACCCTAGCACAATTGTTATTGTGCAGAATGATAAAGGTAAAATTATCCGTTATGAACAAGTTAGCAAAATCAAAGAACCTAATAAAAAGTTTAAACCTGAACACATCTTTCACCTGAGTAGGAAAAGGATTGCTGACGAGATACACGGCGTCAGCATAATTCCTGCTGTTAAATGGATTATTGATGCCCGTAATGAAGCGATGGCTGATTGGAAACGAGTGTTGCACAGGAACGTTGACCCATTGTGGATTTTCCATTTAGACACAGACAACCCAACTGAGATTGCTGCGTTTAAAACAAAGATGGATGCTGCTAGGGCTAACGGCGAAAATATGTACATTCCTAAAGGTGCTGTTGTCCCAGAATTAGTCACTACCGCAGCAAACGCTAGTCTTAATCCGTTAACGTGGATTAATCAACTCAACGATTACTTTTTTCAAGCTGTTAATGTTCCACAAATCATTGTGGGTAATGCTAAAGAGTTCACTGATGCAAGTGGAAAAATTGTTTATTTGTCTTATGAACAGAGTGTTAAAGGTGAACAATTATATATTGAAGAACAAGTTTTAGGTCAATTGAATCTAGATATTGTTTTGACTTTCCCTGCAAGTCTTCAACAAGACTCAGTAAGTGATACTCCAACAGAAGACAAACCTGAGACAGCGCAACCTAATGACACGACAGCGGAATTGGAGGGCAAGACATAAGATGGCAGTTAAAAAAAAGTTAAGTTTTACACCAGCCCCACTCCCTCAGAGTATTAATCCTGCTCCTGCTCCTACTGGTCAACAATCTAGTCAGAATTATTTTACTCCATCAGTTGCACAACCAGAAAGCATCGCTCCTACTGCTCCAAAAACTACGCCCACAAAAACATCTTCAAGCTCGCCAGGTTCACAATCTAGTCAAGCATATTTCACTCCGTCCGCAATAAACCCTCAGAGTGTCGATACTATCCCGACAGCAAACCCTTTGACTCCTGCTGATACTGCTGGCTCTTTGAAATTCACTGCTGACACAATAAATTCTCAAAGTATGAACCCACCTAGTGGTGGAGAATTTAGTGGTGCTGGTTCTACTGGTTCGTGGGCTACTCCTATGCAACAATTACTGGCAGATACGGCTGACCCTAATAGTGCGATGCGGCAAGCATTATCTCCTTGGAATATGATGCCTTTTGGAAAAACTGCAAAGGTATCAATAAATATTTTAGTGATTGGTGGTAAAGAAGTTGTTGCAAATCCTGCTGCTGTAAAAACTACTAAATCTTTGATGCAAAAAATTTTATCTCCTAAAACATTGGCTGCCTTAGGTGCTGCTGCTTCATCACTATTTTTAGGTTTGTGGGCTAGAAGTGAAGCTCCCGAACCTTTGACTATTGCGATGCGTGATGCTTTGCAACAGGCTCAAAGAACTGGGAATTATACAATTTATAATGAAGCTAAAGAAGCAAGAGATGAGATATTAAACTTACCTCTTTGGCAAGATATCGGTCTATGGACACCATTTGCTCCTGCAATTGGAATACCTTTAAAGTTGAAAGGTATAAAAGAAGCCGCTGTTGTGTTAGATAAAATCGCTGCAGATAATGAAAAACAATTGCAGACAAGAGAAACAGACGATGAGAAATGGGCTAGGATAAAACAAGAACAATCAGACCAAGAGAGAGCAAACATCGACTATTACAATCAACAAAGAAAACTTTTGCTTCTGTGGGAAGAAGAAGCCGCTGATAGGGATATGAGGGAGGATGCTAAATTTTATGCTGAACAAAGAGCTAAACAATTTGCTCTTGAAGAAGAAGAAAGAAGAAAGATTGCTGCATTTTGGACAGCTTATAGAAAACAGATACAAAAAGCTCAGGACGATAATACTCCAAGTAAATTATCGTTCGGACTATTGTGAGGGGAAAAGATGAAATCAAAAAATAAAACACAGATAATTATTTGTGCGGTTGTGTGCATCGCTTTTATTGAAGCAATCGCTTTGAGCAACGGGATTGATGGTATAGTTTTAACAACAAGTATCGCAACAATTACTGGGCTAGTTGGTCTGATAATAAAGACGCCTAAAATTTTGAGTATAAAATGAGCGAGACACCACCACCACCAAGCGCTGACCCGTTAGAGCAAGTTAATAAGATTTTGGAGGCTGCTAACCTTACTAATGCTGCGGCTGAGAGGATGGAGAAAGCTAATGCTAAGAGGGAGGAACTTTTCGCTAAACAAGAACAGGCTAACATCGACAGGATTATTGGTGGTCAGGCTAGTGCTGGTTCTGGAACTTTGTCGGAAGACGAGAAATCGATTGCTTCTGCTAGAAAAGTTTTAGAGGGCACAGGTTTTGAAGATATGTTTGACTCCCCCAAAACAAAGATTTAAATACTTTATTCCCCTCATCTTACCTTTATGGCTGACGAAGCAATCATTGTTGAACTTTTGGGTGCACACCACGACGGAGAACCTATAAGGTACACTTGTGCAGATGCGACAGGCATTGCTAAGGGTAGCGTGATGGAATTGACAACTCCTCGAACAGTTGTCCAATCAACTGATGTTGACAGACCTATTGTTGGGATTGCTGCTGCTGAAAAAGTTGCTAATGATGGAGAGACTTCTATTGCTGTATTGACTAATTGTATTGTTCAATTAAAGTGTGCTACTACTCAATGCGAACTTGGACAATATGTAAGCGCTAATGCTACTGATAATAATATCACGCTAGCATCGACGCTAGATAGTGAAAAAGGCTGGGCTGTCGGAAAAGCGTTGGAAACAATCGCTGTCGGCGCTACTGGTTTGGTACGGGTGTTAAAATAAAATGGCAGACGAAGCAAT